CTTAGTGGTAGCTTCCTTAGCTTCATTGATGGTTGCGCCGATATCAGTGCTGAGGTCTGTTGCATCCTGGATTGTTTTCTGCAGAATCTTGTTTTTCTCGTCCGCTGCGTCAGATGATGCATCGATCTGTTTTTTGATACCAGAAAGAGCTGTATCTGCTTTTTCAACCTCGGAAGCTGTATGCTGTGTTATGGCAGTCTTAGCTTCAGTTTCTTTCTGGGAGATATATTCTGCGGTCTGATCTTTCACAGCCTGGATGGAAGTATCCTGCTGGCTTTCCACTACGTTTACCGCCTGCAGTCTGGCTTCTGCGACTGCCGCTTTGGCTTTTTCTGTTTCTTCTGCCACGCGTTCATCGAAGCCTGTAGTCAGGGCGTGGACATTATCTTCTGATTCCTTTGCTGCTATTCTGGATGCTTCTGCTTCCTGGGCGGAGCCGGAGGCGCTGTCCCGGCTTGCTTCGGCTTCCTGGGCGGCGGCGCGGGTGTCTTCGTGAAGCTGCTGTACATCTGCCTGGGAGGCTTCTACCTCCTGCTGGGACAGCTCCACAGCTGCTCTTGAGGCTTCCACATGCTTCGCCTTCACGATCACATCATCATGCGCTGCAATGTATTCCGGAGTAAGCTCTCCAGGAAGAGTAAGCATCTGCCAGGTTTCTGTGTTTTCCCCGTGGACCGGGGAAACTCCGATTGCTCCCAGTTCTGCAATACACATGTAGGAGCCGCCCTGGTAGGATACAGTGTCCAGGTACTCATATGATATAGCTTCACTGTAGGTGCCCCTGGGGTTCGGAGCTACGTTGCCAAGATCAGTTTCTGTGTACTGATTTTCTGTGTTTGGCAATGTTATCATTCCTTTCTCATATTATTTGCGCCCGCGCAATTTTGAACCACGCAGGCGCATTGGATTTATATTTGTAATCGGTAGCTTAATCTGCTGCCTTTCCGGCGGAAACGTACCTTATCTACAGATGGATCTGAATACATTTTCAGGCGCCCGCCAACTACTTTGAAGGCTGCAAAATATACATTCCCGGTATCTCCTCGCAGATCAGCTTCTTTCCGCTTAACGTAGGCATCAATATCTTTCTTCGCCAGATCCGTGCGCCCGGTCACCTCTTCCAGTATCTTTCCAGCCTGATCCGCATAATACTTCGCATTATCCCTATCCCTGGATGGAAAATCCTCATGTCCATGCGCCCAGCTCTCAGATTCCTTTTTGCTGATTTCTGCCTCGGCTCTGGCCGCTTCTGCCTGGCGCTGATACTCGGCAACCGCTGCCAGGGTGTGATGGAACAGATCTGTATCTTCCGGAGCTTCAAAGCCTTCCGGCTGGATCCTGCGGCTGATGTACATGGTGATGAGGTTGGTGGTTTCGCCTGCTTCCGGAGTGGAAAGATAGATGTATGCCTTCACTGCCGATTTCTGTTCCAGGGCGATGTCCGGAATGGATACCGTGGATACTCCATCTACAGTGGAACCAATCTGAACTTTCGCCTTCTCCAATCCATTCCAAGCGAAATGCACCTCGAAGGCTTCCGGAAGAGGAAGCCCGGTAATCTGCAGCTTCTGGCCGTAGTCGTACATCCAGAGTTCGTTTTCGATTTCAATTTCTTCACCAAGGCTGGTGAAATTTGCTAAGAGCATGTTATCCCGCCTTTCTTTTTAGTTCTGCAATTTCCCTGTGGCATTCCTGGATAGCTTTGATCAGATACGGGATAATCATCCTCTCATTCCAATCCTCAATCTTCCCGCCCTGGTACCGGGCTGCAAATGGAAGATACTGCTCCACATCCTCTGCATACAGGCCTGGGATAGGGATGTCACTGTCTTCTTCTAAATATCCCGACTTATAAGTAAAGTATACCGTTGGGATCTCGTACAGCCCTGCAATATCATCTTCTTCCAGATTCCTAACATGATTCTTGTATCGTTTGGAAGAAGAGCTTAAGTAGGCCAGTGTAGCGCCATCAGAAGCAAACACAATATGTCCGCCACTGGTTACATGAGATAAGGAATATAGTTTTACCGCACTGTTGGTAGCCAGAAACTTTCCGATAAGGCACAGGGTTGCTCCGCCTGAACCTGAGAAACTATCATTTATAGTGAAATAATTTCCTCCGTCTCCGAAATTCCCATAGGTACAATCCATCTTCGTACATGTAACCGAAGCTGTAGTTACTGAATTCTTTGTAATTTCAGTTCCCGTGTAACTCGAACTTGCTCCAGTGCAAATCTTATTGTTTTTTGCATCCAGAATCAGACTACCATCTGCAGATGTGATAGAGGTTGACTTTATCGTCCAGCCTCCGATCTTTCCGGAGGTTGCCTGCATACTTCCGTCTGTTAAAATTTTAAAATAGCTATTCGCTGTTACAACTCCAGTCAGACTAATCTTGCTTGCGGATATCGTTAACTTCTCTGCCGACTGATTGATCTGTGAAATAATGCTGGCTTTATCTGCCTTATTGGACCAGGAGGTGGACTTCGTAACCGTACTTACAATGGCACTATCTGTAATTTTCAGACTTGCCTCAGATTTCCACGTTTCAAGTGCTGTAACCTTAGAATCTGTGGTGCTGAGTGCGGTTTTAGTTGCGTAAGTTGAAGATACCGTGGATGTGATGCTGTCCGCCTTCTGGTTAATGGCACTATTCATCTGTGTCGTGGTGGAATAGCTTTTTAATTTCTCTGCAGTATCCGCCTTGGCATTCGTCTCCGCGGTATTCGCCTTGGTGGTGGCGTCTTTTTTTGCGCTATCCAGAGCATTATTGGCTTTGGTGGTAGCATCAGCCTTCGCATCTGCAATTCCACTGCTATAGGTCGTTGTAGTCACATAAGTCGCAGCCACCGTGGAGGTGATGCTATCTGCTTTCTGATTGATTGCACTGTTCATCTGGGCAGTGGTAGAATAACTTTTCAGTTTCTCCGCCGTATCAGCTTTAGCATTCGCCTCCGCGGCATTGGCTTTAGTAGTCGCATCCGTTTTCGCACTGGCCAAAGCATTGTCCGCCTTGGTAGTGGCATCTTTTTTGGCACTGGCCAAGGCGTTATTAGCTTTAGTCGTGGAATCCGCTTTTACATCTGCAATCCCGCTGTTGTAAGTTGTTGTCGTTACATAAGTCTTGGATACGGTAGAAGTAATGCTGTCCGTTGCCTGTTTAATAGCACTGTTCATCTGAGTAGTCGTGGAATAGCTTGCAAACTTCCCGTCTACCGCTGTGATGGAGGCATCCACATCCTCTGGAGCAGGATTCCAGGAAGTGGCTTTCGTTCCCTCTTCGATCTTGAAATCTCTGATATACAGGATCTCCCCTACCTTGAACTGCATGTAGAATGTGAAGGAACTGTACTGGCCATCTGTAAATGTCCATGTATGTGAAAACTTTTTCCACGAAGTTGTAAGCGCAATCTGGGTTTGGCCGCCGCATTCATGTCCTACATTTCCGGTTTTACTTACACTGCATTTTGCCTCAAAGGACCAGGTGTAAGTCTTCCCTATATAGGTTGATTTCTTGGAAAACACCGGGTAATACGGGCCAGATCCGGCAACCGTACATTTTGTTTCGATGTGATACTGGCACAATGCGTCTGCATCCCCGACCACAGTGGTTGTTCCTGTAAATCCTCCTGCGCCACTCCACTGCCCATTCAGCTTGTAGGAATTCCTTACAAGGTTCCGCCCGCCAACCTGAATGTTGTTGATCTTGGTGCTTACACTGGAAGTAACTCCGTCTATAGCCACTTTAATAGCAGAATTCATGGCCGTGGTGGTACTGTAGTTGTTTTTCAGGTTCGCACTTACGCTTGTCAGATCTGCAGACAGCCCGTCCAGGCTTGTCTTGTAGCTGGCAACCTTACTGTTCAGTGAAGTGTACTGGCCACTTACTGTATCGTACTTAGTACTCAGATCAGAAAAGTTCACCTGCAGTCCACTGATGTTCAGCTCCGCCGAAGCCAGTTTGCTGTACATCGTAACTTTTCCGTTTTTCAGCTCTTTTATCTCGCTGTCACTGATCAGTGCTGAAATATTGCCCTGGATCACCGAAATGCTTGTAGTAAGCCCCTGGAAGCGTCCCTGGTTATCTGAATTTGTCTGGGAAATTTCCGCCTTCAGGCTATTTAATCCAGTGCTGATCGTAGTCACCTGATTCTTGGTTTCCGTGGCGTCGGATGTAATAGCAGAATATACCTGGTTCAGAGATTGATTCTTCTCATCCATCCAGATCCTGCTGCTCTTGATAGTCTGGGAGCTGCCGTTGATAACGGAAAACATGCTGTTAATATCCAGCTTCTTTGCGTTAATATTCGCCGCATCACCCACCATGGAATCTACGATCAGCCCGTCCGCGATTGCATCCGGTTTAATGCCTGTGGAATCGATCAGAACGCCCTTTCCGGATTTATCAAATAAGCAGAAGGTGAAGTCTCCATTCTTATCCCTTCCAGCCTGCATCCGGATAGTACCGTTTGAATCGCTCCACTGCTGGGTTGCTCCCTGGATCTTAATGCCGCCATCGTCTGCCGCAATTATAAATTTATTGGTAGAAATGGTGCCAGACAGAAGATCCCCAACTGTCACCGTCTGGATAACTGCGCTTTTGATCAACGCGGAATCGATCACGGCGTTTTTGGTTGTGAGGTGGATGTTCTGCAGGTCTCCGATTCCGGCGCTGCCGGATAGAAGAACCTTGATATTGCCATAATCATTTTCCAGAATACCGATTTTTGCATTGACTGCAGAAAAATCTGTAGCGGTCAGCTGTTTAAAATTACCAACCTCTACCTCAAGCTTTTGTACGCTGGCATTTACCGCATTTAGGTTTGTGATAGTGGCATAGGTGATTCTGGCCGTATCCACATCCAGCTTATTGATCATAGCCTGGTCGATCATCACCAGCTGCGCATAGTACCGCTCCATTTCCTTTGTGGAAGGACCTTTATAGTTTGCATTGGTTTCCTTTTCCGACAAGCCAACAGCTTCCACGGAATCCGTGAAACCGCCATCATATTCCCACTCCAGCTTCATCAGCGGCACTTTATAGCTTTTGCCGTTCCGATCTTCCACGGTAATGGCATCCCACGGATCCAGCCGTGGGTCCCCCAGCATTCTAAGGGAGCCCGGCATATAGGAAAAGTCGCTCAGTTTTTTCATGACGTCATCCAGTATGGCCTGAGTCATAAATGGATTGGAAAACGTCACTGCCCTAGTTCCGGATCCGGAAGAAATAGAAATATCTTTTCCATCTTTATCCTGCCCGGTGAAGCAGGTAAGCTTCTCAACCGCAAAGCTGTAATCATTATGTTCGAACGTATCCCAGTATCTTCCGGTGCCAACCTTGTATCCACTATCCACGTATTTGTGCAGTTCGATTTGGCCGCTTCGGTTGCAGATAGCGAAGCATCCGTACAGCTGTCCAACATACGCCAGCACCTCCCTGCAGCTGTATCCTTTCGGCACAGCCATGGAAGCGGTTGGCAGATTGGCGGTTACTATTACCACCCCTGTTATTTCCTGGATTTTCTTCAGTACTGACACAGAATCCGTACTGCTGCCATCCATGGAAAATGGAGTTTCCAGTTTCAGCATCCGATCGTAAGCAGTAAATTCTATCTGCTCTTCATCTTTCTGCGGCTTGCCTGCTGTGAAATATCCCATCGGAATATATTCAACTGTGCCGCCCACATCCATTCCGATCTGTACCAGGAGCTCATTGCCCTCAATTGCTTTTCCCGGATCCGGAAGGGTAACTGTAATGTACTGGCTCACTGTTGACCCCAATGAAAAGTCATCTTCCCCTTCGGATCCGCCTGTGAGCTTAATGCTTTTGGCATTGGTTATGGTCACATCGCCATATGTGATCTTGCTTTTAAATGTACGGGAATCCTGCAGTACCAGGTTCTTAAAAGCATCTGTGGACTGATACACAGGATCACCTCCTACTCTTTGATCATGATTTCAAGTGTGTCCAAATCGGATACAGAAAGCGGGTCATAGCGCGGATCATCACAGTTTCTCAGTTCTTCTTCCGTGATTGTATGGATGTTTATCTCGGTTTCGATGTCTAAGAGCTCATCCAAATCTTTTTTGAAAGCAGGGCCGTCCTCAATGGGACAGCATCCATTCTCTTCCATAAGATTTCCATTTTCGTCTTTAGTACCGTACTTATCAAGCAGTTCCCTGTACTCTGCATCATAGGCTTTCACCGCATCCCCTACAGCAGAAATGTTCTTTTTTATCGCGTACCCCAGTTTTATTGGGAGCTTCTTTTCCTTCAGGGATCCACATCCATTAAAAAATGTGAGAATTTCTTTATTCTTCAACAGCATTGGTAGCACCTCCGTCTTCGATCGCATAAACCAGCTTGTTAAACTCTTCGATATCTTTTCTGCATTCTTCCTTGTTGGCCTCGTACAGCTCCTGATCCTGGACTACGATGCTGGTGCTTGCAGATCCGCTCTCCGGAATCTGGGTTGCCATGTATACCACTGGCTTCCCATCGATCAAGCTGTTATAGTTCATGGATACTGATTTGGTTCCTTGTAACATTTTGATTTCCTCCTTATTTCTGAACAATCGTTACTGATGCTGATTTATAGTAAAAAATCCCATCTCCTATATAGCCAAGGCCCTCTTTTGTAAGGGTTCCTCGGTAAGTCGTAATCGTCAGATCCACGCCATCATCCCGGAAAGAGATAGGAAAAAAGCCTGCAACCATAATCTTTTTTATGGTCGCAAGCTCTGTCTCCGTGAGGATGCCCCACTTTATGGCTATGTCTTTCTTTTCCGCGATTACATCTCCGATCATATTTCCGGATGCGCTACGCCCTGTGTTTGCGCTCCAGATAATCTGATCATTAATAGACATGGATTCCGGAGCCGGGAGCACAGTGCTCCCGGACCACAATATTTTCTTTGCCATAGCGTCTCCTTATATGATTAGCTCAGGTTTTCCTGTTGCCTTTGTGTTTTGATTTGTTTTTTTGATAAAATACTTTCTAAGGGCTTCCGGATCCAGAGCAACTATAGGTGTATTCTGCAGGTATGCAAGAATTTGTTTTAGTACTGCCAATAATTCGGTACTGTTTCCGCTTCCCGCTGCCAGAGAAGCAGCTTTAACAGCCATCTCCTGAAGCTTATTCTCCGGGGACACAATCTCGCCCTGGTGGCGGTTATCACCAATCATTGCCAGCTGCGGCGTATTGGCTTTTACAAATCCACCATTGGCAAGCATCGGGATTGTTCCAACAGTCGGGATGTTAAATCCATTGAAGCCCCACCATTTACCGCCTACGCCCGGCACCCAATCCGGCACCGTAATCTTGAAGCGGATATTATTGACTTTTCGAATCAGGCCATTCACTACACCAAGTACGCTGTTGAATCCACCAACAATGGCATTGATCGGGCTCTTCGCAATATCGGCAAGTCCTCTGAATACTCCAACAAAAATATTCTTAATGCCTGTCCAGGCTTTCTGCCAGTTACCGGAGAATACTCCAGATATAAAATCATTGAATCCATTAAATATCTGTTTCACATCCCGGATAACATCTTTTGCGCTTTTTAGAAAGCCTTTCAGAACAGTTCCGAAGATTCCAAAGTTTTTAGTCCAATCCGTCTTAAATGTTGAACCAAGCCACTTGGAAAACTGAGATAATTTCTCCTGAATCCAATCCCATTTTTCTTTTATATCATCCCGCAGCGCTTTGACAGCATTTTTCACATTATCCCTTAATGTTTCAAACGCTTTAGTTGCATCATCACGCAACGCCCTTGTTTTCTCAGTAACCCACTCTCTCAGCTTAGCAGCGTACTCACAGATGGTATCCCAGTTCTTATACAGCAGGATTCCAGCTGCAATAGCTGCGGCAATTCCGATTACCAGCGGACCTCCAAGCACTCCAACCAGTGCTTCGACTCCTGTTTTCACAAGAGCTACCGCACCTGAAATACTTTTAATGGAGCTTACAATATTAGCTATCGTTGTAATAAAGCCTGCTGCATTTGCGATAAATTCGCTTATCTTCCAGGCAGCGAAGAAGGAGGCTATAACCGTTGCTATAGTCTGGATCACTCCCGGATTAGCTGCGCACCAGTCTGAGAAGGTTTTCAGAAGTCCATTCGTCTTATCCCAGATTGCATTAAAGGCACCGCCGGTCCACTGTGCAATCGGCTGCAGCACACTATCCCAAAACCACTGGAACAGAGGCTGTAACGCTATTAGTATACTGTTGAATGTGCTGATAGCTGTGGAAAGATTGTCTAAGAACATTGGAATCAGTTCGTTCGCAGTCCATGTTCCAAACGGCACCAGTACATTTTCCCAGAACCACAGGAGACCTTCTCCTACATGGATGGCAAATGGAGTAAGGGCTTTCCATAGCCCATTTAGGCTGTTCCGAATCTTGTCGAAGTCCGCCTTCATCAGTCCATTGTTCAAGGCATCTATAAAGCGTGGGATGCCTGTGCCAAGAGTCCATTTTCCGACTGGCACGAGGAAGTTCTTCCAGAAATCCTTCAGGGAATTAAAAGTAAATGTTCCAAGCCTCGCAAGACCTTCATTCCACAGCCTTTTTAGGGACTGTGTAGCTGGATCACACAGTTTCTTGATGTTCTGGAACATCTTTGTGAACTGTTTGTCCGCTTTATCTACAACAGTTTCCCCCTGGGCAAGGCTGCCAAAATCAATTCCAGCTCCACCTACACCGCCTGTTCCTGTTCCGCTTCCGGAAGAAGGTGTGGAGCTGGTACTGTCTGTCTGGCTGTCCAGCCTATTGATCTGGTCGAAACCCATGAGGGCACGCATTTTCTCGGCTGCTTTCTGGGCTGATTTGGCAACGCCATTATTTGCACTGGAAAGATTATCTGCAGAGCTGGCCGCATTGTCCATTCCGGTACTTGCACCTGCTGCCGCACTTCCAATGGCTGAAATCTGCCCGGAAGCACTGCTGCTTGATTTCTGACCAGTGATCAGCTCTGTAAATGATTTAAAGGCGTTTGCAAGAGTGATGAGCTTTCCGATTACTGTGTTGATCACTCTGATAACCGGAGTAAAGAGATTTATCAGTCCCTGACCAATTGTAGCCTTCAGGGAATCAAACTGCAGAGTAAGGATCCTTACCTGGTTTGCCCAGGAGCCTGAGGTCCTTGCAAAATCCCCCTGGGCTGCTGCCAGCTGGTTTTGTACGAAAGAATATCTTAAGGCTACCTTTTCGGCTTCTGACATCTTCGCCGTTGTTTTACCAAATCCGTTCGCCAGCGCGTAGCTGTCGAGGGCGGTCTGAGTCATGACCACGCCCAAGTCTTTTAAGGATTCCGTTTCACCTGTGAAAACGGATTTGAGCTTTGTGTAAGCCTCATCTTGGGAAATGTTGTAGAAGGAAGCCACATCTCCAGCCAGCTTAGTAAGGCTGGAACCCATCTCATATGCCTGGCTTTCAGAGAAACCAAAGGCTTTTGCCATGGCGCCAAAAGTTCCTGTGAACCGTTTCGCCATGGTTTCGGAAAGTCCGAAACTTTGTGCGGCGCTCTTTGCGAACTTATCGACCTGTGCGGTCATGTTCGGAAATGTAACGTCTACGACATTCTGAACCTCCGCCAGATCTGAGCCAAGCTCCAGGCATGATTTTCCGAAGTCAACGATCTTCTTGACTCCAAACGCAGCTGCCAAAGTTGCTGCTGTTTTCTTTGCAAGGGATTGAATCCCTTTCATTTGTGCCTGAAACGGTTTCTGATTTACAACCAGATCAAGCCCGATCTGTCCAACACTTGTTGCCATATATGCCACCTGCCTCTGTCACGAGGACATCGACACATGGCACTACTTGTCCTGGTTAATCTTTATTTCAAATTCTTTTTTACAATGGCGCCCCTGGCACCGGATGAAAACACCCCGGCATTTTGCGTCCGGGGTGTACTGTACTTTCTGTTCGTGTCCGCAGAAGGGGCATTTTACCTTTTCTTTATCCATTCACACCTCCTGCCATATCAATAAATGCCTGTTTCATAGCTTCCAGGAATTTATCTCTATCTTCCTCTGAAACCTTCATAGCCTGTTTATTTCTCCATTCGCGGCGGATCCGGTGCTGTTCCGGGGTGAAATGCTTCAAGATCTCTTCATCCTCTTCTGCACGAATTGCTACAATCCTGCCAAGGGCTGTATCCGGGCCTATTCCGGATAGAAGATCCGAAAACTCGTCCCAGGGCATCCCTGCAGGAATTTCCTTAGAAAGACGTAACCCGTACTGTGACTGAAACGATGATACAATCAGATCGAAATCATCTATCAGATCATAGTACGGGTCACTGCTCTCCCTGGTCTTCTTCTCCCTGGATCAGTTCCATTGCGGTCTGGATAACGATCATAAGATCTTTGAACGGCAGACGCATTTTTTTAATCTCATTACGGTCTTTTTCGCTGAACAGCTTTTCATATGCCGCAATAGTTGATTCTGTATCAGAAGAGCCTTCTTTGAACAGTCCCATGATCTCAAGCATAGTGCCCGCATCTGCATTTACCACGAATTTTCTGCCCTTGATAATCAGGACAGGATTTTTATCAAAGCTTAATTTATCTGTAATATCAATACATTTTGCCATTTGTTTTCTCCTTTTCTTGCTAAAAACCGTATTTACTATGCGGCTGGTGTAATCTCCGGTTTTCCATTGCTCATGATATCGAATTCAAGAGGTGCTACAGCTGTGGAATCTCCGGATCCAACATTCTTCACATTGATAACTGATTTTGTAAACTTCACAACAGTACCATCCGGGAAAGTCCACTGCGTATCAGCTTCCGCATTTCTTCCGTTCTTCCATGCCAGTCCTGCAACAAAATCATTTCCGGCATCCCCCACATTACGTTTTGCAGTTACTGAAATTGTAATGCTCTTTGATGTCATTAAACGTCTGGTCCAGCCTTCTGTATCAAATGGATTCCATTCCTCCACTCCATTGTCAAAAGATACGGAAAAGGTTACACAGTCTGCAATATTTTTCAGTGAAGCAGTACCGCCTGATGCTGTGTCTACCTGGAACTGGTTCTCGTAACATGGATACACACCAGTCTTGGAAGCTGCGAACTTCTGAAGGTTCATCACAATCTTATTCTTCATCCTTATTTCCTTTCTTTTCAAAAACCACTGCCAGTTCCATCACCATCTCATAGATGCCGGAATCATCTGTACCGATATCCTGAAGATCATAGACTGGCAGAATAAATTTAATAGTTTCATTATTCACCTGTGCATCCCGGGTTGTTCTCACGGCGTCAAACAGGGCTGTAGCAGCTTTTTCAGTCTCGTGCTGGGATTTATTCCAGTGTACCAGTAAAGTGACGTATTTCGTGCCGTAGGACTCCAGCTGGGGTCCGCCGATTGCCACCTTGTATTCATGCTGGTGTTTACTGTTATAAACCCCAACCATCTTTTCCGGTTTATCCGGAATTGGACCCACATACACTGCCCCCTGTGTGAGCGTCTCAATATAATCTCTGATATCTGATAATGTCATAATCCCGCCAGCCTCCTGTAGTTTTCTTTGAATGCTTCCACCGCAAAATCAGCATCTTTCCCGCCTGGAAGCCAGTCCTCGTACCACTTGCCTTTTGCATTCGGGTTCTCATCCTTTTTGAAATGGTATTCCGGATGAAAATACAGCCTTCTGGCATAAGGTGTACTGGATACAATACTGGCTTTTCCCTGGTGGCTTTCGGATGTATCTACAAATGTGCTTTCATTCTGCAGCGCACCTGTATCCCGCGGAAAAACCTGTGCCTGTATAACTTCTGTGTGCAAGGCTTCTGCGGTCCCTTCCAGAGCTTCCACCTGTGCCTGCGTCAGCTGCTGGATTTTCGGGAAGTTCAGTTTCACGGTTGAATTTACTTTGATCATACCAGAAATACCTCCGTATAATTTACTGAGCCATCCGGGTTTCGGGCTTTCCTGGCTTCCTGGATCCTGCGGCTGATGCCGAATACGGTTGCGGTGCCCCCGGATATTACCGGAAGCTCCGGACAGATATCCCCTGGGAACAACGCAGATCCTGTTATCTGAACCATTTTCTTTTCCGCTGTGAAGATCGTTTTGGCTTTATCCTGGTAGTTGCACTTCCCGGAATATTCGAAACTTGGAAGGGGTTCCCCGTATTTGTCCCGTCCTTCCTGCTCCATTACTAAGCTGATATCTGTCTTGCAGAGCCTTTTGGGTATTAAACATGGGTATTTCATGACTCACCTCGCTAATCTGCAACACAGCCCTGTCTGACACAGCAAGGCGTAGAGATCTCTTTTCATTGCCACGCCTTTGTCTGTGAACACATTCCAGCTGCTGCCGAACTGGGCGGATACGCCGTTAATGCTGTAGCTCGAAAGCACCGAATTAATCTCATCTGCATTCTCAGTTTCAAAATCCGCCTGCTGGCAGACAACATCCTTAATGATGTCCTGCTGAAACTGTGTAAGATTAGAAAATCCCCGGCCTACAATCCGGTTGTAGGTCAGGGAATCTACATGGCGAGACGCCTGTACCAGAGTTTTCTTTAGATTATCATCCTCGATCAGTGTGCCTTCATACTTTCCCTGGTAATATCCAGGGCTTGCATATGGTTCATAGCTCATATTAGGCACCTGCTTTCTTCTTTGACGTCTCCTTTACCTCCTCGGCTTTCTGTAATTCCTGGATCTTCTGTTTCAACTCCTGGTTTTCAGCTTTCAATGCCATATATTCTTCATACGACGCTGTTTTTCCTTTGCCATACGCAACGATTTTTCCATCATCGTCATAAATATCATAGCCCTGGTTCTGGTAATCAGATACCATAGTTTCGTCAATTACATATTCTTTGTTTCCTCTTTCAGCTCTCATTTAGCCGCCTCCTTATTGACCACAATGCCACAGGCCTTACGCTGGATCAGGAAGGTATCTGTGTAATATCGGTTCTGATAAATGTATTTATCTGCGGTTCTGGAATCTGTTCCCGGGGTAAATACTTTCATGTAGGCATATTTATCACGGGAGATAACACAGGATGGATGTACCAGGATCATGTTCATCTGTTTTGCATCAGCAGCTGGTACACAGCCATCTGTGAAGTTATACTTTGTTTTAAAACGTCCTGAAGGCACTGATTTCATTGTAACATCATCAATGCTGTGGACTTTTCTGTTAATAACACCAGCAGCTCCTACAGACATGGTTCTTGTAATCCCATCTGCCTCCTTAAGCAGTTTCTGCATTGTAGAAGTAAGGTATAAAAGGCGTCCATCCTGCGGTACGGATTTATCATCCATATAGGCCATCTGTTCATCGAACCATTCCAGGATATTGGCTTTTGTTAATACCGTTTCATCCACCACAGCTCCATCGGATGCATAAGCAGTAGCTTCTGTCAAGAGCTTAGAGAATCTGTAAGAATCCTTTTCCGGAATGGCCTGCTCTTCTTCAAAGACATTCTGGATATTTGCCATCTCTACAACCAGATTTGTTTCATCCACATCCATTGGATCGACAGGGATTTCAATATCTCTGTCATGCTGCAGTTTCTTTGGCTCCCAGTCGTTTGATACAGAACCAGTATTGAAGCCAATAGAACCTCTGTTATGATCTTTGTAACCGGACACAGTTAATCTTGGAATTTTGATTGTCTGTGCATTCAGGAATTTAATTCCCTGGTTGGAAAGAGTCAGGTCGTAAGATACCATTTCTCTCTCATACTTCTGCGCCAGCTGTCTGGTAAATAATTCTGCATAATCATACACTGCCATAGTTTTTCCTCTTTTCTTTTACTTTTTGTTTCCGAAGATTGCAGCAAGCTGATCATCCTGTCCATTCTGCTGTCCTCCCCCTCCAGGAGCCCCGAAGTGAAAGCCGCTCTGCTGCTGTGCCTGCGGTTTCAATGCAGGAACATCTTCCAATACTTTGTTTACTGCATTTTTCAGTGTTTCTTCATTGATTTTTCCATCTTCTCCCGCTACCTGGCTGAAATCTGCCATTCTCAGAATGTATGGAATTGTTTTTGCATCCAAGCCGAGGGATGCGGCTGTCATTGTAGCTGCCGACTCCACCTGTGCCTGAAGTGCCGCTTTTTTTGCTGCTTCTAATGCTGCATTTCCATCTGAAATCTGTTTCTGCAGTCCTTCAATGTCTGGCTGTTTAGCTGCCTGCTGCTGTTTGAATGCTGCAATTGCCTGATCCATCTGTTCTTTGGATAAGCCCTGCTGTTTGAAATATCCTTTCAGAACAGATTCCTCTGTTACAGACTGTTTTCCAGCAATTAATCCAGCCAGTTTCTCATAGTCAAACTGTGGTGTCTGCCCTGTCCCTGGCGCTGGATCAGCTCCGCCTCCTTCTCCGCCTGGTGTTGGATCTGCAAACTTCTGAATATTCATAGGAATCTTGCATTTAAATCTTTTATACATGTTGTCATTCTCCTTTACAGTTTTTTATGCGCTGTCTGCGCTTACAGTTTTACGTGTGTCTCACAAAACAGTTGATTACCCGGTGTCTCCGTGTAGTTTTACGCCTTCGGGCAAAAGAAGCTTCTAACCCTCGGCTTCATTGGGAGATTTCGGATCACCGCCTTTCTGATTTTTGACGATCTTCACCAGCTGCAGATTTACAAGCTGCTCCGCTCTTTTCCGGGGTACTTCCAGTTCTTCCCCTACAGTCCGAAGAACCAGATCATTTTCTTTATCTCGGAAATTATGCTGCACTATCACCTTCAAACAACCACCTCCTTATAGTTTTGGTAACTATCTTCTTTAACCCTCTGTATGCAGAATAAATTCCATAAGCTGAAACCAAAATTACTGCCAAGTAAGTTGAATGTCCTCCTTCTGCAATCACCATCTTAGCTGCTACCAGTAAAATTCTCACATTCCACGCCTCTATCCAGATATAAAATGCAAGTTTAAGCAGGGTCAACAGTAGGTCCTTACCTTCAATCACTACAGTTTTCATTGTCTTTACCTCCTCTTGCGCCGGCGCAAATTTAATCATTATGTGTGACTTTAAGTCCCCACTGTGGAAGAAAATTAATCTCATAATGGTACTTGTCCACATCCGATCCAGAGATATCTTCGACTACATACATGGTATAGTCATTCAAATAAACATAATCTTTCTGGTACTTTCCTTCTGCGGTCTCAATAATTACTTCCAGTTCATTCGAAGAGTTATTCTTCAGCGCAAATGTTCCAGTCAGTTCCAACAGGATTGTATCTGTTCTGGCATTCAAAACAGTAAGTTTTCTGGTTACATTGAAGTTATCTGCCTCCTGTGAAATGTTCGCACTCACCTGGTCAGCTTCAGTGCAACCAGTAGCCACAAAGCACACCAGGATTACCAATGCCGTTAATACTGCAATTCTTTTGGTTGCTCTTCTTTTCATTTTCTTCCTCCTACATTTTGAAACATCTGTTTTCAAACTTCTTATAGGCATCCATATACAGTTCATTCTTATCACCGTTATATGTCAGCTCATAGTACATTCCATCTGGCACTGTAGTGCTAAGCAAAGCCTTGCTGTTCTGCAAAGTCTTGCAGCTCCATACTACATATACATCATTTACATTAACCTGCTGTTTATCTGTAATATCCATATGAGCATTGGTATATTCTGCAACTTTTGCTTTGCATAATCTCAAAAATTCTTCATGTCCCATTTCGTTATTCCTCCGCAAATTTCCAATCATTGGCCAGCATATCTGCCTGTGAAGCAAGCCATCCCATCTGTACACCGGATGTCCCTACAAATGCAATTGCCATATTCCCAATAGCTTCATGTTCGCAATTCACAAGTTCACCATCTGCTGCCCTGTAAGAAATCCCAGTTGCAAGCTGAATGTACTGCTTCTTTCCATTCCAGCCTTTTCTCGCTACTTTCATGCCTCTTTTCAGGTACTTAATGGCTTCGCCAAAAGAAAATGTTGCCTCTCCGCCAAGAATCGGGCAGTTCTGACCATCCGCAACAACCCATTCATCAGAAAGAATATTTTGAACAGTATACTCCACATTCTGTGTTTCTCTTATGTCCATACAGCCACCGTCTTTTGTGTACATAAGGATTGTCTGAGATTCTTCATCCCACCACCAATATCCTCCCCATGATGGAAGTTTCATTCCTATGCCTTGCTTCATCATTTTGAATGCTTCTGAAAATTTCATTTTCTTTATCCTCACTTTCTTAAAAATAAGTACAAAAATAACACGTTTTTCAACGTGCTATCATTGTTTTTATAACTGTATTGATATTTTTGAGTATAAAAAATACCACTAGCCTTTTCTGACTGGTGGTATTTAGTACCATAAAACCGTTTTCTCTGTTGGCGGGTTCTCCATTTTTACCAGGCGCCTCAGTTCATTCCGAACATGCGGTGCTGCGAAAGAGCTTACATTTTCATGCTCTGTAACTTTTCCATCCTCAATTCTCATAAAGCCTTTGGGTTCTTTCCCCTCTGGGTAATAGTCGGCGGAAATCATATTATTTGTCTTTTTTATGTTTTTCAAGATTACCATAATACTCTAACGCCTCCTTCGGGTAATCATATTTTTCAGTGGCCAGCTCATGTGCTTTCCAGTGCTCCATATCAGGGTTTTCTCTCTTTATTTTCATCTCAAGAAGCTCATGCTCTATCAAGGTACGGTCATGTGGCTTAATATCTTTCCCGATCATGAGCCGCTGCCAGCTCTGGGCTATGGCGCAATCAGGATCAAATCTACGGTATGTCTTCGAATCCAGGTCGAACAATGATTCTTCTTCAAACAGATAAGCTTTTATCTTCTCTATATCGGATTCTTCTTTCCCAAGATTCTTTGCAATTTTCTTCGCATCTGTAGAAAAGCTCCTGATCTCTTTGTAGTACATCTCGGCGAAGTTTTCCGCCTCTTCACTGAATATATCTGTGATCCTGGCTCCTGATATCATTATATCAGAGTCCGCATCATTTGCAACGGATTTCCACTCTTTTTGCTTCTGCTCATACTTCTTCTGGTTCTCCGGATCCAGGGAAAATTCTGCAAGCCTGCCAAATTTCTTCTCCTGCCTTCCGGCGTACTGCTTCCTACTTTCCTGCTCCTGCTTCCGCACCAGTTCATTCAGCTCTGCCTTGGTGTATTTGCTTTTCTCCGGAGGGGTGCTGATTCCTTCGAAGTAGGTGGTGTGGCTATCTTTGCACCGTGGATGGTACAGGCCTGCAGCTATGGCACTGCTCATGAGTGGATATTTGATCCCAGTAACCGGGGATTTCCCGTCCTTCGGACCATTGCTCCACACATCATCGATCAATACCTTTCCAACGAAGGGAAGGCACTTCGGGCATGGATTTCCACGTTTATTTATGATCACTGTGGATATTCCCCATTCCTGGCGCTTCTGACCTTCCCCCTGAAGGTATGCCCTCTTGCTGGCAGTACGTATTGCCATGTCAGCATAATCAGCCAATGTATGTCTGGCTCCGTTTGCATACTGCACGCAGTTTAATCCAGCTTTGACAAAATCCTCTGTAGCCATATCCACAGCCTTTTCATAGGTCCCGGCACCAGTGTTCGCATATACCTGCGCATTGTAAATTACTTTGCGATACTGGTCGTTCGCCATTCGGAGTACGGCGGTTTCCGCTTTCTCCATATCACTCATGGATGCGCTGATCAGTGCATCCAGCTTCCAATCATTTAACTTGAAGAACTCAGCTGATGCCCCTTTGAAAATATGCTTGGCTGGAAAGCCATTTCTGATAGCTTCCAGAATTGCAATCTCCTGTGCCATTTCTCCCTCAGATCTGGATATGGATATCAAGGCTTTAATCTGATCATTGATATCCTTGAACTGTTTTCCATTTTTTTTCTGGTTGTCCTTCTTGTACTTCTCCAGGGCTTTCAGCTGCAATGCCTGCCACATGGTCCATTGCTTATCTTCATCAATCTCCTCCAGCTTGTGGCGGCGCATATTGCGGATCATGGAGGCAATGAGTTCATTCTCTATGGCTTCAAAGGCAACTCCTACATCGTAAACTGTATTAAGTTTTGGCACGGAGCTCACCTCCCGTTTGCATATACCCGGAAGCCCTGGTTCTTAAAGATTCGGATCGTATCTTTCAGCTTTGTTTTGCTGGTGCAGATATCATTTCTAAGTTCTGCATAGCCCTCCCGCTCAATGGCGTATACGCCCATGGGAACCTGTTCTTTGGCTGTTTCAAGCAGTCCCTGGTACTCCTTTTTGTTCATCCGGTATATCCGTGGCCCTACTTTTACCTTCATCATTCTCACCTTCTTCCAGATTTGTTTCAAATTCTCCTGCTTGCATAGTAAGCCCTGGTTCTTCCAAATTTTGAATACCCTGTTCCGCTTTTAATCTGGCTATCTCCTCCTGTTTGCAATGCTCATCCAGGGTATCTCCATAAAGCTCCTCTACGCAGCGCTCAATACTCATAATTCCGCCCTGCTTTGCTTTGGCAACAGTCTCAACCTGACTTTCAAAAGATGGGTTTGCATATTCTCCAAATGGAATGTTTACCTCGACCTTTTCTGCTGCCTGGTTGTGTAAAAACTGTTCTGCATTAATACACATTTCAACGACTTCCGGAAGGGTTTCCTGAAGCGCTTCTACAATAGCGTTTCTTGTATAAAGCGTTGTTTTTTCTTTTTCTCGCTGTGCTTCTGCATTATCAAGTTTTTTGGTATCTATTCCCAAGGTGCTTGGGCTTATAACCCCCTGCAGGCAAAGATCAAGGGCTGTTACATAGGATGCCAAATAACTTTCATGAGGAATCGTTGGCTGATCTGTTACCACTACATTTTTCTGCCCTTCTCTCATATCTCCATCTGCAGCAAAATACCGATTATCAAATGGATTGGGCTTTATCAGTTCCCCAGTCTCTGGGTTATGCGGAACCAGGCATTCCGGTATATATGTTTTTGCTCTTCCAGATCGAAGTGCATCCATCCACTGTGACCAGGCTTCGTCCAGGGAATCATAATTATCAAGCTTGCCATCAAAGATACTGCCGCCTCTGCCCTCATACTTTGCAGATTCATAGATCATTAACGGAACCGCCAGGATCGTATTACTATCAAATGCTACATCTCTTAAGTCCGCTGTAGCTGATATTGAAGTCAGTGATACAGGCTTGTTTTCTCGGTAAAGCTCATTCACAATATAGCCATACCCATAACGCTCATTTAAAACATAGGTTTGTCCTCTCTCCCTGTATGGGGTTTTGAACACAATTTCCTGGATCCTGTCTCTCGCTCTGACAAATTCCACTCTGTCCCCCGGATACCATTCCAGTATAGGATGTTCACTATTTTCTGTATCTATAGATACCTTAAAGGCTCCATCTCCTATGTACAGTGTTTCTTTTAGAGCCTTTTCAATTTTCTTTGCAAATTTATTTTCCTTTGCAATTTCCTTCCAGATAGCTTCATGCTTTGGATTTTCAAATTCAAAGTCATCCATATCCGGAAGTACAACAGATGTCAGGGTTTTTACAGTCAGTCCTGGCAATCCAGTATGAATCTTTCTCATGTCCATGCCCGGAGTACATTTGCTGGCCCAGAATTTATTCTTATCAGCATATTCCTGATTTTGCATATAAAGCTGTTCCAGCTCGTTACCGTCTCCCCGGTACCAGATCCGGTTTCTGATCGCATGAGCTTCAAAGTCCAGTATCTCGTTGATCTGGAACCCATATGGATTTGCAGGAACAATATTTAGCCAGCTCCTGACTGTCTTTTTTATATTTTCATTTAATTTTTCCATCCACTTCACCTTTTCTGTTCCTCCTCAAATCCGATCAAGTCACGGTATGGAATCCATGCATACTGCTGCGAGTTAATCGTATGGTCATTTCTATCTTCTGGAATATCTTTTTCTTCATCCCATGAGTATTTCTCCATCTCAGAAATATGGTTCGTACAAGTATCTACTACCAGATAGCACTCTTGCTGGATCCATCCAAGCTGCAGCTTGATTCTGTCCAGTATCTCCACTTTTTTGTAGGATTCTATAAAATTGTATAAGCAACCATTCAGGCGCTTATATTTGCGGAGCTCTGTAATCGTGGCAGCATCCGCGCAGTCAATAAAGACCTCTTTTGCAAATCCCCAGTCCTTGCGGCATCTTTCCAGGAATTCAACAAATTTTACCGCTGTATCTGATGGAGCAAGCGGCTGATCCAACTCTTTATTGCTGTAAACTTTTTCGGCTAATGTGATCAGTCTCCTGTCTGTAGTAATGCCCTGGAATATCATTGCAATCGTATCTGGAGATTTGGAAGAGTAAGAAGTGTCCAGACCGCAGGTGAACTTTTTGAATTTTATCTTTCCTGCTGCCATCTGGGTTCTTACCCATTTTTCGGATACTACATGCTTCTTTCGATTGAAATTTGGGAAGATCAGTCCTGTAGCTTTTCCTCTCAGGCCCTCAATCTTGTTCTTGTAGATCTTGGTGCCTTTCGGGGTGTTCTGGATGATCTGTCTCTTCTTTTCTTCCGGAAGTCCTGCGTTATCATCAAAAGAAAAGAACCAATGGACCCACCCGGGTTTTGGCTCTTCTTTCAGCTCATCTTTGATTTCCTGCGGCGTGTCTGCTTCCCATTCAGGAAGTGGACGGCTGCAGTTGATATACTCTTTATACACATCCAGGCTTGGATCATCCGGGTTCAGGGTTGCCATGAGGTAATCACAGCGCATGGAAGATTCTCGTACAAAGTCAATATCCGCCGTGTTGATCTCATCAATGTACAGGCATCCGTACTGGCCGCCAAGAGCATCTTTCCATTTTCTTTTATTTCCGTAGCCGACAACAAAAATAATCTTGTCCCCACCTGAAGTATGGAAAAGGATGTGGGGCATTTTGTATTCGCCGGATCCGTTTCCTTTGTACTCTACCAGGATGCCGAAATCATCCAGGATACCAAGATCTTTCTGGATAATGTTCTTCTCAGCTGCTCCTGTATCATCTGCTGCCAGGATATGCAGCTTCTTTTTGGACTGCGCAACCTTCAGCATGAACTTAAATAAGCCTACTGTTGTTTTGCCAGCAGCAGTTGTGCCTTCCAGGAATTCAGCCGGAGCGTTGCATTTTAGGAAAGCTTTGTATTTCTTCGACAACTTTAAAGCTTCTGAACTCACTAATCATCACCACTCATCTGAAGCAGGATATCATCCAGCTTTTTCTTTTCTTCTTCCAGGCCTGATACTTCCACTTTATCCTTAAACATTCCGAAGTGGCGTCCCAGGAGTTCGAGTGCTTTGATTTTATCGTGCATCTTGATTTCTCTTTCGATTCCCTCTCCGTCTTTTGTTGGGAAACGCTTTACCCTGACTGAAGCAATAGCAGCCAGATCTTCTTCTGCAGCTTCTTCCTTGACGGTTGCCTCATCAAAATCTACCAGGTCCTTCGGGTTCAGCAGACCAATCTTTGCAAGCTCCATGATAATTCGGTCCTGATTGATTCCTGTCCTTTTTGAACGCTCTGCCATAGCTTTTTCTATACACGCGCGTATCTCAGGTTTTTTCAGGTTTTCACTCCCAATGGAATATGCGGTTTTCGGGCTGTAGCCCGCTCTAATTGCGGCCTGAGTGATATTCAGGTCAATCAGGTACTCTTCCACAAATCTCTTCTGTTTTTTCGTCATTCAGGCTCACCTTCTTTCAAAATTATCAAAAATTGCATGTTAAAAGGCACCTGACTGCTGCCAGATGCCTCTCACTTTAAGGAGTTCTTATTGGTTCTTTCGGGTTCACCATTTCCCGAATCAGCTACCAGGGTATGAAGCCTGGTAGCCGCTACTTAATACATAGGAGTTTTTCGTCTGAGAACTTTTTATCCTAAGTTCAGTTTATACTATAACATAGATAAAACGGACATATCGGACAAAACGGACAAACTTTTATTTTTTTATAAATCTTTCAAATTCTTTTCGGACACTGTCACCTGTTGCTCCGCGTCCAATCTCATCTGCGATTCTTTCCCATTCAAGATTTTTAAATATTTTCATCCGTATAATCCTCTGCATCCTCTGCGGAATGGTGTTCATCCAGGCTTCCACTTCTGTTTTGATTTTGGCTGCGTTTGCTTTCCGATCAGCTAGGATCCTCTGTTCTGCTGCCAGCAGGCTCCAATCTCCTGTGCGTTCTGTAGTTCCCTCGATGTGAAAGCTCTGCGATTGGTAGGGAAATTCTGGATTGGATCCTTTAACAGAATCTTGAACGACTCTTTTTCTTTTTTTGAGTTCCTGAATATCTGCTTCTGTCTCTTTGATCAGTGCACATGCATCCATGTACTGATCCAGGATGTTCTTGTCCATTGGTACCGCCTCCCGCTTTTAGTCTTTCTAATTCCCAGTATGTAGGGGATCTAGTCAAACCATTTGATAGCTGCAATTCTACCACATGTGGATATAATGCTTTTACTCTGGCTTTCACTTTCTTTGTGATAATCTTTCCATCACCAGAAGCATAACTGGTTTGTATTATCTGAATAACATCTCCTCTTTTGATTCCATGTTTCTCTTCTAACTCCTGCTGCCGTTTTTCCCATCTGTCTATCTGAAATATTGCTTCGTCTGCCGTTGGATCCTTATACGCTTTACTCATGTGGCACCTCCACTTCTGGCCAGTTTTCTGGATCGTAATCGCTCCGATCAAAATATTCTCCGCATATCTTCTCAATGGCACAGGCATGACAGAACTTGTTATCACAGTACCGCTTAATCGTATTTACTGCTTCAACAGCTTCCTGATCTGTTTTATTTTCTACCACAGCATTTTCCCTCTTTTTCTGTACCACGCTCAACGCCCAGACACATACTCCAATTGCCCCAATTGCAATTCCTATTACCAGTGGAATAATCACATCCAACATTTTTCACACCTCCTTATATGGTTCTGGAAGCGGCATCCAGGCATTGACAAATAATCCAAATGATGCATAGCTTCTTTCTTCGTCTCTCTGGAATTTCGGGAAAAAGGCGCCTCCTCCATCTTTATCAGCTTCGTATCGTCCAATATCCAGTAATGTAGAGTTGCTGAATGAAACCAGGATATAATCATCTGTTTCTGGCAATCTCTCGTCAATCGGAATCCATCCATTTTCTTTCTCGTCCTGTTCCAGATCATTCAGAAGAGTATTCACAATATCCAGGGCACTTCCCGGAAGCCCTTCTTTATAGATGGTATGGTTTTCCAGATCTTTTTTCATCTGTTCCAAGTGTTCTCTTATTTGTCTCATGATGTTCTCCTTTCCTAATGTCCGCTTCTAAGCATACAAAACAATAATTCTGTCATGGATCTTTTTCTTGGTCCTTCGCGGCAAGGCAGTGCCACCGCCAGCTTCCAGCGTTCTGTATCAGGATCTATTGGTGTTGGATTCTCAATTTCATCCGTAAGCTCCGCTAAATAGGGGACAGCGACCATCACACCAAAATAATGGGATGATTCTGGAAACTGTTCGTGCATGTGCCTGGCAAATTTCCCGCTGCGTAAATCCGGTAAAATGTCGTTGTAGCACTCCATTGTGGTCACAATGTAATTTTTTTCTCCCAGGAAGTTCAAGCCGTTCCCGCTGTAAACATCTTCTTTGCAGCTCTTTACCTCATAACAGGTAAATATGCCTTTTTCTATCCCAGATATGGAGCACTGATCAGCCGGAGAAAATTGCATGTAGTCAACTCTTTTCGCTTCTCGTCCCCAAGGATCAATACTTACCTCGCTGGCCCAGTGCTTCCCAGCTCCGCTGAAACGTGTATTTATAAGCAACTGTCCAAGGAATTTTGTTGTTTCTGCCCTTGTCATTTTTACCTCACCTTGTCCTTAAAAACTTTGCCAACATGGTTTCTCGCCAAGTTGCCATATTATCCTGCTTCCACTTATTGCATGTATTATCATCCTGAATCCAGATTCCTTTGCGGTCACAGAGAAGATTGTCATTATATCTACATGTCTTGCAGGTTCGATCCTTCATTGCTCCACCTCCTTCACAAATGCCATCCAATGTGTTTTCCCCTGTTTGCCGGATCTATTGCCGTACAGTGGTTTATGTCCAATAGCTGTAATAACATCTTTTACTGGAATCTGCGTCTCATTCCACTTAAAAATCAATGTGCCATAAGGTTTGAGTACACGCATGCACTCAGAAAAACCATCATGTAACACTTGTTTCCATGTATCCTTGTTGAGCTTACCGTACTTCTTTACCATCCAGGCATTGTCTCCGCCATCAACAAGATGTGGCGGATCAAATATGATGTGATAAAAAGTATTATCCTCAAATGGCAGATCTGTGAAGTCTGCGACAATATCAGGATGGATGTTGCAGTACCTTGTTGATTGTCCATCTCCACTTGTCCATATTGCTTCGCAGTCCAGCTCGCGCCTGTCAACATATACGGCCAGTTTATTATTTTTGTTGAACCAAATCATCTTTGATCCACACGTAGCATCCAAAACAGGTTTATCTATCACTTTCTACCTCCGAACTTTCTTAAATTTGCAATAGCCCCACACGCAGCAGACATTATAAAAGTTCTTCTTGTACTCCTCATTTGTACACTGGTCATCCTTTGTATGGTATATGCATTCCTTGCAATATCCTGGGGTGGAAGGATGCAGGATTATCTTTGTGCTCATTGTTTTATCCTCAGAAGCTGCTGCCGGGTTCGATCATATTCCAGGAGCAGTGTAAGATCTCTGCTCTTGCTGATGGTTCGATCTACGGCTCTCAAGTAATATTTTCCGGCTATCAGCCGTCCTTCAGCTGCAGCGCCGTACAGACTCCCAATTGTCCGCCCCAACAATTCAGAAGCTTCCTGTATGGTTACTGCTTCCCCAGCTTCTTCTGAAACATTTTCTGTGATCTCATATAATGTCATAACCAGTTCCTCCCGAATATCCTCATAAATTCTTCCCTGCTGCCTCCCTGGGCTTCGAATGCTTCCTGACCTTGGCGGTGAAGCTCTTCCATTACGGCTGGATTTCTATGTACCGCATTGGGGCCTGTCTGGTGGCATTCCAGGCATAAATCTACTTTTAATCCATATTCTTCAGATAGCGTTCGATTGGGTCCGCCGAATATATGATGTACCTGAGTATTTGTACATCTTCCGCATAAATAGCACCATCCTTTCTGGCTTCCTAGGATGCTTGGAGGATGGGATTTTCTTTTTTTCTTCTTTGATGTTCCCTTGGGGAACTTTAAGCCTATATCCATACTCCTATCAGATTTGCCGGATCCCCAGGGAGTGGCGGCATAAAGGACATCCTTGTGCGGTACCGGAATAATTTGTGCAGTTCCCGGACGTCTTTTCCGATAATCACTACGTCAGTTGGACGATCCTTTTCGAATAATCTGGCTACTGTTTTACCAGGATAATCTTTTGGATTCTTATATATTGCGAATGAGGGAAGCTCAAGATCACTCATGTCAATCTGATCAATGGCTTCTACGATTTTATCCCCTGTCATGTGGCTCCTTTCCCCCTACCCCTCTAACAGGTTTGGGGTAGGGAAGTGAAATTGTGATATATATGTGATTCAGATTACACCCTTATTAATCTACCCAGGGACGGCCCAGGTGGTCTACCTTGGTATCCATCCATCGTAGCCAGAAGTTTGTGTTCTGAAGCTGGCTGAAGGTTACACTTCCGAAGCCTTTAAAGGCTTTTGCAATATAGTCAGCTGCGCCGTACTCGGTAAGGGAGTCCAGGAATTCTTTTCTACGGATTGGTTTCTCTACTACTTCTTGCGTTGGCGCAATTTCTGTATTCTGGGCTTCCTCATTTTCTTCCTGGTGAATATCCTGATCCGGTTCTGTCGGGGCTTCTGAAACAAGTTCTTCCGGAGCTTTTTCCGGTTCAGTGACTGCTGCCGGCAGCTCTGGTTTTGGCATGTATTCTTCGTGGTTCAGGATATTGTCCTGGCCTGGAATCTGTTCCTCTTCTTTTGGTTGTGCAATTTCTTGACTTTTTTCCTGGTTTTCAGGCTGCAAATCTGATATCTCAGAAACTGGCTTAATATTGGAATTTTTCCTTTCTGGTTCCGTTTCTTCCTGGACTGCTGTTTTTTGACTTTTTCCACTGTTATCCACAGATTTTTCCACATTCTTCTTTTCCGGTTTCTTCACTGGCGCAACCTTTGGCGGTTTCTTTCTGGTGTTGGTTTCTTCTGGGGCTTCTTCTGGCTGTGGAAGCTCTTCTTTGTACTGCTTTTTCCAGGATTCTTCTGACAAAACCGAAAAATCCATGATTTTCTTAAATGCCTCTTCCAATTGCTGCCAGGTGAATTCCTCTTTTGTCCTGGAACGTACATCCATAAATTGAATGTTCTCTTCAATCTTCATGAATATAAGGAATCTTCCGGTTCCTGGAACACGCACCGAATAAACTTTTTCCTCATCCGGCACCAGGATTTCTGCTGCCCACTGGCTGTCTCCATCTTCCAGTGCTATAAACAGCTGTTTATACAGCTCTGGGCACCTTTTTCCTAACTCATAGACTGCTTTTTCCAGAAGGGAAGGGAGTTCTTCCTGCCCCGGATCCTTTTCCTCTATCATCACTTCCAGATCTGTAATCTTATCTTCCTCTTCAATCTCCCTTTTCAGGGCTCTTACGTCCTCTTTGGAGAAATTGGGTGTGATCTCTTCTTTCACGAGATCCGGGAGGGCGAGCATCTCCACCAGAATCGATTTTCCGATTCCTGTGTACTTCTCCATGATCTTCTTGGAATATCCGCCCTCTGAATACTTGTCATTCAGCTGTACGTATCTGGTGGTCTCATCTGGGCGGATTCCATATTCCGCCCCGGCAAATTCTGCCATTGTTTTGTATCCGGATTCCTGAAGGACTCCCGTGTCCCTGGCAACCTTCAGCTGGTATCCCAGCTCGATAGCTCCCTGGGCCATGGTCATTGCTCCGGTCCTGATTTTTTCGACTGCAAGATCTGTCTCCTGCTTAAAGTTCAAATATTCACCCATCTTATACCGCCTCCATAAAGTCCTCTTCCAGTTTCTTCAGAACAAAGCTGTTCCTGTTTTCCTGGAGCTCTTTGATATTCTGTTCCCGGAGCACCGCACTCTTTGCTGCGTGTTCCTTATCTTTTTGGGTAAGCCTTTTCTTGATCTCTTTCTGCCACAGTCTCAGGAATTCCCGGATTTCTTCGATTCCCGGTTCCTCATCATAGTAGGAACGATTCTGCCGGATGGTTCCCCCTGGCTCAAATTCAATGGTGTAGAACGGGATGTTTGGTTCCTTCTGCCTCCTTAGGAAGCCTATATAAGTTTCCCGGTTCTCGATCCGGTTGAAATATCTCTCTGAGCTTCCGGCGCAGTGATGAAGGGCGTAGCCTTCCCGGACAATATCTACAGGGCTTTCCGGCATGATCATCTGGAACCCCTCTGCGGCAAATTCATATTTCTCTTTAATCTCCCGCATCACTGCAGATGCCCCCTGAAATTTTTCTTCCATCCTGGCTGCTTCCTGCTGCCGAAGCTCCGGGTTCTCATTCATTCTTTTTACGGTTTCCACTTTACGTGAGTCCTCGATCAGCTCATCATGTCTCCGCTTTAGATCTTTGGGCTTATAAAACAGCTCATCATCCAGGCTCTTGTCCAGCGCAGCGCACATGGATAAGTAATCCGCCCAATGGTCTAATGCAAATTCCAATGTCCCATAACATTTTTTCGCCTGCTTCTGAATATAATTCACAATCTGTTCTGCGCTCATCCTGGATGAAATGTTTCCTGGAAGGCTCTCTATCTTTTCCGGGGATATCAAATAATGTGTTTCCAGGCAATCCATAGTCTTTTTAGGGATCTTAGTGTTATGCCTTTCTGAGTACCTCATCCATTCCAGCATAATCTTTCCGCCGTTTTCTTCCCTGATGCGGTTGATCTTCTGCTTGTCCCGGATGCCCATGACCTCTTCAATGGTTTCTCCGTTCAAGTTCATGCACCCAACATATTCGGAATTATATACAGGGCAGTAAGCTACCTCATCCTGAATAAGTTTGTAAAAACGTCCTTTTGCCAGATACTCCAGCATAGTTCCGAACGTTCCTACATTCCCCCCTGCTGCCACCGCAACATTGTAATTCAAAAATATCCCTTTCCCAGATAATTCTATAAAGGCATTTATCAGATTTTCGTACTTGGTATCTTTTAGTGCCTCCCTGATTCCTTCCGGATACAGGAAACATTTTCCGAACCGCTTTCTCTTTGGATTGGTTGTGTACCAGTTACTTCTTTTTATCCCAGTGTACCAGTTGTACACATCTCCATCCTGGCTGTAGAATATTGTGTAAGATTTTTCTTCACATCCTTTCTGGTACAGAAGGATTCTTATCTCTTCATCCAGGTACACTTCGTGCCCGCTCTTGTCATACCAGATTCTTACTCTAAAGTTTCTTGAAATCCCAAACTTAGGATCCGGACGTTCCAGCTTGCAGATCTTTATTGCAGTGTCTATTTTCTTTCTTCTCTTCTGCACGATAGCTTCCTGGCCGCACTCCGGACAGATCCTCCTCTCCCCGTTTTTGGGCTTATCAAGCTTTTTCTCATGGATCTGTGCGCCGCAGTTACTGCAGCCATAAGATTTTGTATCCCCGTCCCAGAAAAGGAATGTCCCTTCCGCAAACGTATCGTAGATCCACTTAGCAAAAACAGGATCCTCATCCTTTACATTTTCCATGAGCCTGTCTATTTTTTTATTTTTGTTTATCTCCCGCTGGTAGCGCTGATTGCTGTCAAATTCTGTTTCCAGCTCACCAATACAGTTTAAAACGTTCTTTGCTTTGAGGGCTTTTATTGCAATTTCTTTGTCTTCCCCTACGTCCCATTTTAATTTTTCACGCACTGCTTTTTCTGTATATCTATCGTAGATGGGATTAAATCCCATTATCCGAAGGAGCTTCTGTGAATTCCATTTCCCATAGGCAGCCTCAAAGAAACTGTGTCTGCCGGATTCTGTATTTATGATGTATCGGCCATAGTAGCTTTCTCTCTTAAACAAGTCCAGAATCAGCCACTCTTCTTTTGCCAGTGCCTTCCCGATCAGCTCTGAATCGTTTCTTTTTGGTGTAGGTACTGGCAGGTTTTCAAATTCTTTACGTTTCATTTTCTGCATATCTCCCCAAGTTTTAATGTATAAACGCCATCCTGATCAGCCAGGAAAACCCTGGCGCCTATGATGGTCCCGTCTTCATCCTCCTGGATTAGACCGCCAACAGCTCCTTCCTCCAGATGGACTGCCGGATTTTTTCCGCGTGCAATTGCAATCTCATTTTTTTGCGCCCGCGCAATTTCTGGTTTTATTTCCAGGTGGGACACCTCCCGTTCCCAATCCATCTTTGGATTTTGAACCATGTACTTCATAGCCATCCCGGCAAATCCTTTCAGATCCAGCTCCTTCACCAGGGTAAGTTCTGTACAGCAGCAGCGGAAGTCCTCTTCCTCGTTGATATCCCCTGCTGCCTCGATGAGAAAGTAATGGTTACCCTGCCCCAGTGGAAAGTATCCCAGGCAGTCCGGGGCATACTCTACGAAATGCCAGCCATTCTGATATACTTTGCATTCTTTTTCCTTGTAGGTTTTCCCAGCTTCCAGTTTAGTGCAGACTCCGTATGAGGTGATCATGTCTTTTGATAATCCTTTTACGCCCTGCATATCACGCCTCCAGGTAATACTTTTTTGCGATTCTTCGTACATCTGCCTTGGTTTCCCCGCCCTCATATACAGGCTTCCGCATCTTTTCCTTTTTTCCGTTTATCCGGCATTCGGCAAGGTCCACAATTTCATCCGGTACCTCTACTGCGCATTCGCTGGAATAGCTGAGAATCTCAGCCAGACACTCCACAAGTTTTTTATTCTTTTTTCTTACTGCAAGGCACAGTTCTTCATTGCCTTCCAGCATTGCCAGAATGGTATCTTTGTTGTCAAGCTGGTGGCCCTTGATGCCAAGCTCTTTGGCTTCTCCTTCGAGTTTGGCAACTGCTGCCATGAAAGGAGTCGCAAGCTCGTCCGCTACATCATCCATGTAGTCTTCGGCATCCTCTTTCTCAAGGCCATTTTCCTTTGCAAGGGCAATCAGGGCTTCCAGATCTCCCTCCTGTTTTTCGGCTGCTGCCGTACGCATCAGCTCTTCATAATCCATTTCTCCAAACTTCTCAAACATAAACTTCCCTCCTATATTTCCTCTTTCTTCGGCATTGGCCGTTCCAGCTGGTATTTGATAGCATGTGGACTTTCTAAGTCCATGATCTGCTGCCAGAGGTCGGCGTTTCGGACTTCTTTACCATCATTTTTCTTCCATCCATCATTTTTCCACTGCTGCAGGTTCCTGTGGCATCCTGCCAGGTAATAACTATCCGTGTGGATTGTTATCATGGCAGGGCGGACCACAATCTTGAGGGCTGCAATCACGCACAGCATGATCAGACGCTGGCCAGATGTGCATTCCCCGGCTTGTCCTGTTCCCTCTCTGGGTATGCCCCTGCAGCGGGCTTTCCAGTAATAGGATCCTTTCTTGAGCTTGGGAGCTCTGGAGGAAGGATATAGGTATATGTCTACTTGCTGCACTCTTTAAATCCTCCTGTTCAATTTGATCAACGTATATCGGCGGTAGCTGAATCCGGTTTTAGGGTTCTGCCCCTCAAAGTATGCCGCTATGTAGTAACCTTTCTTGGGCTTGATTTCTCTTTTCCAGTGAACCAGCTTTTTCTTTTTTGGTTCCGGAAGCGGCATATTACGGGAGTGGGTACATCTGGATTCTTTTATCCTTGGTTTTGCGGGAGTGCCATCTTCTTTGTACTCCACAGAATTTTTATTCTTGGCCAGGTAATTTGCCAGCTTTGTAAAGTCCTCATCATAGAACTGGCTGTTTTTGATTGCTATTGACTTCACTTCTCCGTATTCCCAATTTTTCACAAGCATGCTTGCTGTGTTTCCAATATCATTGATCACGATATGGATATGCCACCCGCCCTTTGTACCTTTTTCAATTTTTGCATACCAGAAAAGCTCTCTTTTGCATTTCCTGTACTCGGCTCTCAATTTCCTCAGAAGCTTTGCAATCTGATCTGCAACCGTTTTCATATCGGGTGGGCGGTTAAGGCGTATATATGTCAGCGTCACCCACAAATCTCCAAACGTGAAATATTCCAGTAACCGGATCTTTATCAGGCGTGCCCGATTCCATTCATTAACCTTCTGCATATCCTCTTTGGTTGGTTTCTTTTTGGGCAGTCTCTTCTTACCCTTGGCTCCATATTTCCCATCATGATACTCTTGGATATCCAGAACCTCTCCGCCCCTTAATTCGTACCATTTTCTTATTGTCCCCATACCATCTCGTCCTAACTTTAATATCTTTATCAAGTGCTCAACAGGGGATTTTTGCCCCTGTTTTCTTGACTTTCAGGCACCCAAATGGTATAGTATCTATAGATATCTTTATCGGGTGACCGATAGTCTTTGCCCCATGTATTCCCGTACATGGGGCAATTTTTATGCAATTATATAATCATTGAGATGCAGAACGCACCGTTCTTCTGCCAAGGCCTCCGCTTCAGCTCTGGTTCCGTAATGTGACTGCATGTATCCATCAGCATACCGGATGATCCATATGGTCTTTTCCTCAGGCTTTTTCATTTGATTTTCCCTCCAACAGTCGTAAAAGGTGCTCTGTGGCTGCTTCATAAACTTTTCTTGAAGATTCCTCGTAAAGTTCGGAACTAAAATAAATTGTATAGCTGCCATCAGCTTCCACATCCTGATCATATCCGTCATCTATAATGTTGATGTAGCAGCCTTTCGTGTGTGAAGCCATTTCGAACGTTACAAACGCTGCTGTCTTAGTGGCTACTAACATGCACAGACTGAACAATCCATTAATTTCTTTTTCTAAAATCATGTCTGCCTCCTTCTGGCTCAGTGCCTTGTATTAACATCCACGCCATCACGGAACACGCCACAGTTCCTGCGAGCTGGGCTCCATCCCACTGCCAAATTGGCAGGTACGTTGTGAGAACGCCGATAATAATGGAAATAATTATGTTACGCTTCACCTTCAGCATCTCCTTCCACAACAGCCCGGTTGCTCCAACCAATTGTCTGTACCAATTTTTCCGGATGAAACGCCGGAGTATACTTCCTAGCATTGCTATCCAGAAGCTGACGCCGATAAGTCAGATAATCAATGAACACCAGAACATTGATCAGAACAATGTTTCCATCTCTGATAATGGCATAATCGTTATAGCGTCCATTTTTGATCTGATCTTCAATTTCAAACAGCCTTGTTCTTACGGTTCCAGTGCTGATTTGGAATTCCTTTGCAAGCTGTTCTTTTTTCATGTACGGATAACCCCGTATTGACTCTGTGTAAATCACCTTTATCACCTCGTTTTCTGTTGAAATGTCTCGAACGGTATTTGTTGACTTTCCTTATTTCTTCTCCTATTCTGTAAATACAGGCACTGCCATGCCGAATATTTACAAAAAGGAGAGATCTTATCAAGATTGATGACTGTACGTACCAGGTCCCAGACTAATTTCATCAGCCACAACTGTGACGCTTCCATCCTCTTCCATTTGGATGGAAGCGTTGCTATTGCCTTTTTTCGCAGTCCATCTCGTCAACTTTTTGTATCTGTAAGTTTTTCTCTTACAGAAATCAGATCTGCCAGGGCTGTTACCAGGTTTGGAAGTTCCAGATCCTCAAAAGCACCTTCCTTGGACTTTCTCTGTACTCTGTCACATACTGCTTCGATAGTTTTGTCTACCTTTTCAAGCTCAAACAATTTCTTATGCTCCTTTCTTTTCTACTGTCTGTGGATATTTCTTGTATTGACTTTTCTTTCAGCCTTTCCTATTCTGTAAATACAGGCACTGCCATGCCTAATACATAAGAAAGAAGGAAACTATTATGTCTGATAAAAATTCTTCCCTTATCAATTTTCCAGATCTCCCTGCTTCCGTTGACAATGCAGTTAAAAATCTCACTGATAAGCTAACGTTTAGAATAGGGCAAACTTTTTCAGATGCATGGTATTTAGTTTTTGGTGGAATCACGCAAGCTGCAGTTAAGCGTCGTATGAAATACGCCCATGATTTAGAGCTTTTCAAACAAGAATTATCGCAAGCCATTTCTTCTATTCCAGAAGAAAATCTTGCTGAACCTGACATTCAAATAACTGCTCAGGCTCTTGAAAACTCTAAATACTGTATCGAATCAGAAGACCTTCGTAAAATGTTTGTTAATTTAATTGGTAACTCCGTAAACAATTCTTATGTCGAAAAGGTCCACCCGTCATTTGCTGAAATAATTAAGCAAATGAGCCCTTTAGATGCACGTATTTTAAAAAGCTTGGATCCCCGTTACAGTTTTCCGCTTGTTGATTATGTTCTGAGTAACCATACCGGAAATAGCTTTAGAGACACTTTTGAAATTAAACTTTCAAACGTCTATATTCCAAATTTTTCCGGAGTAACCATACAGCAGGCAAGCAGCTCAATTTCTTCTTTAAGCAGACTAGGAATAATTTCAATTGATACTCAGTCTACAATTTCAAACTCTAGGGTTTATACCCCTTATGAGCAAACTGATTATTACGTGGAATTTTCCCGTAAAGCGCGCCAATCTTTCGCATCCAAAAGAGCTGATATCCATAAATACCTTGGGCAATTCACTCCTCTTGGCAAGGATTTCTTTGAAGTTTGCGTAAAATAGTTAATGTGTATTTATTGTTTTTTTCTGTCATTTCGCACATATCTTTAACATAGCCATCTACTTTTTTAAAATAGTAGGTGGCTACTATTTTGGCAGTGATTACTGATGCCAAAATGCTTACTCCGATAATTGCCATCTTGCTCATCTCCTTTCCTGTTATCCTGCTTTCTTGTTATCATCTTCCATACTCATAACCGCTTCCAGCATCATGCCAAAAACGGTTCGCTGGCTTCCCTCGTCCAGATAGGGAGCCATTTTGATAATGTTGTCTAAGGTGTTGTCTGTAATGTTGATTTCTGGAATCTTTGTTAATTTCATTTTCTCACCTCACTTTTCTTGTTGGTACATTTCAATTATATGTTGGTTAATCTCTTTTGTCAATATCGTTTTTGTAATTAACCAACATTTTCTCTTGATTATCTTTTTTCAGTGTGCTATTATGAATTCATAAGAAAGGAGGACCGAACATGAACGAGCGAATTAAAGCTCTGCGAAAAAAACTTGGTTTAACTCAACAAGCCTTTGCTGACAAATTAAAAATAGCAAGGGGAAATATCGGAGCCTATGAAGTAGGAAAGAATTTGCCTAGTGATGCTGTTATTTCTTTAATATGCAAAGAGTTTAGCGTAAACGAAGCTTGGCTCCGTACCGGAGAAGGTGGGGATGACAACATGTTCACAAAGATAAATGAAGATGATCGTTATTCCATCAACCTTGGAAAATTAAGCAAGACAGAAAACCAGATGGCCAAAAATATGTTAAATGCCATTGCAGAAGCTTCGCCAGAAAAGCTGAAGCACATTGAAGAATTCATGAAAGAATGTTTAGGAATAAAGTAAAAGGAGCCGGCCTTAACGGTCAGCTCCCAGCATGGTAATCAATATTAGGTAGATTCTTCTTAATACAGGTTCATCCTCAACTTCGGTTACCATTTTAATAATTTCGCTTTTGTATTCCTCTTTTCGTTCTTTCATACGTATGTACCTCCGCTTTCGTATTTTTGGGGAGCGGTACGCTCCAGTCACTTGTTTATGCATACCAAAATATATGCACTTACAATTCATGGTAGAACCAAAAATCTCGAATTTTTTATTTTTTTCTCGATTTTTTATATCTCTACTTATAATACGAATTTCGGAGGTCATTATTTAATTTTCAATCGCAATCGTCCAGCATACTGGACACTTTTTTCACTTGTACGGCGATTCGTATAAATCTGAGATTCTCACCTTCAACGCTTTCGCAATTTTCTCCAGATTATCCAGCGTTGGTGAATATTTCCCGGTCGCTATGTTGCTGATCGTAGACTTAGGAATCCTAGTCATGTTTGACAGCTGCCGTACAGATACATTTTTTTCATACATAACTTTTGTCAGTAATATTTTCATGACATTAGTATGTAAATTATTTTCTATTTTATACGAATCATTTTGCTGATTAGGGAGGGATGGAGTATGCAAAAAGTAAAAAGTATATTAATTGTGATTTGGAGTGCATTGATATTATTAATGGCTATGGCTTTATTTAGTACTGAAGGATTTAAAGCAGAGAATATTGCAATTTTGATTTTTCTTGAACTTGCAGGTGTAGGAGTTTTAACTATAATCTTTAAATTTCTATCCGCAATAGCGAATAAGGTTAAAAAAGATCCTTCTATTGGTAAATCCACTTATAACAAAACCAATCAGATGCCTCAAAAAAAATTAACAAAACCTGTTCGAGTTTTAAATTTAAATGTCATTTCCGGAAAAGAAACCTTTGGGCTGAAATCAAAGTATTCTGCTTTTTCTATAAAACAATGGGATGACGGATTTGTTACAGTTGCAGATGGTCTTGAAAAGTATGAACTTTTTGACTATGCGTGGAATGGTCCAGAATATAAAGCTGTAACAACTACTACCAGTACATCAAAAACAAAGGGAAAATCTAAAGAAAAAACAGGCCGAAAAGGCAGGTTAACTGGAGCCGTAATTGGATCAATGGTTGTTCCTGTCCCCGTTGTTGGAGCTGCAATCGGAGCTGCTGTCGGAACAGGAAAAAAATCAAAAGGAAAAAACAATTCCACTACAACAGGAAATACTACAACAACAAGCAACAATGTAGAAGTTGATTCAATTGCTTCTGTCAAATTTCGTAATATAGAAACAGAACAAATCAGCACTGTTGGCTTCTATTGTAATTCAGTTCTGGACATGCAATTAAAAAGTTTTAATATCGTTTCCAAAGGAGACGTTGCTAATAATGTAAAAATGCAGAAAAGTTCTGTTGAACTTCTAAAAGAATATAAAGAGCTTTTGGATAGTGGTGTTATTACTCAAGAAGAATTTATGCAAAAGAAGGCAGAACTTTTATAAAATATAAAAACCGCCCCGGTGTTACCAGCACCAGAGCGGCCAGCACATCCGGAGATGTACACTATCAAACGCAAAGATATTGTATCATCTTCGGAAACAGCACGCAAGTGTAATATTTGCGTGGCTGTTATTTTTGTACCCATTTTGCCCGATTTGTGCGGGCGCAATTATAAAGGAGGATGATACCATGTGGGTTGAGGAACGTCCCAATGGAAAGTTTAAGTTCTGTGAACGATATACGGATTATCTTACCGGAAATGTAAAACGTGTATCTGTCATCATGGATAAAAACACTGCCCAAACCAGGAAGATTGCTCAAAGAACACTTGAGCAGAAAATTCAGGATGCTATGACGGTGAAACCAAATCATCAATATACTCTAAAGGAACTTGTAGAAGAATATCGCAAAAGTCAGCTGCTAACTGTAAAAAAATCCACTTATAAAAGAAATTATCATGCATGTAAAACTATCATGGAGATTCTTGGTGAAAATACTATCATAGAACGTTTGACAGCCAGATACGTGCGTGATAAATTTTTAGAAACGGGAAAAGCTCCAGGCACGTTAAACGAACATTTAAGGCGCTTTCGGGCGCTGATCCGCTGGGGATATCACAATGATCTTCTTCAGGATGCTTCTTTTCTTGATAAGGTTGAGAATTTCAAAGATATCCCACATAAGGTAAAAATCCAGGACAAGTATTTGGAAGCCAGTGAACTAAAGCAACTCCTGCCGAAAATGTCTGATCCAGTCTGGCGTCTTCTGACGGAATTCCTCGCACTGTCGGGGATGCGCCTTGGCGAAGCCATTGCTCTTGAGGATTCAGATGTAGATCTTTCTGTCGGGGAGATTCATGTAACTAAAACTTTTGATTCTGTCAATAAAGTAGTTACGCCCCCGAAAAGCTTTTGCTCTATTCGAGATGTATTTATCCAAAAGGAGCTTGCTGCTACCTGCAGAAATATTCGAGCGCAAATGCTTCGCAGAAGATTGATGTATGGAATTGACAAACCCAAGCTTTTTATGTTTTCTGTACAGGGAACTCACATTCACTATTATACTTACAACAAATACTTAAAAGAAAATTCACTGAGAATTCTTGGACGCGAGATAACCCCTCACGCGCTGAGGCATACCCATGCATCTCTTCTTCTGGAACAGGGAATTAGTATCGATACTATTTCAAGAAGGCTTGGACATGAGAATAGTGATGTGACACGGGAGATTTACCTTCATGTGACTAAAAAGTTACAGGAAAAAGATAATCAGCAGATTGCCAAAATATCAATTTTGTAGTTTGCCCCCTATCTGCCCCCTGGACGAATTTTGGACATTTAAAAATTCTGAAAAACCTAATAAAATCAAGTGTTTTACGGTGATGTATAGATAAATGCCAAGTCCCACTGCCGGCAATTTCATACGTTTCTATGAATCCCGTCAGAGCCTTGTCCTGCGGGATTTTTTCTTACCTAAGGGAGTAAACATGAAGCCAAAAGTATTTATAGCCGCCCATCTTGTTGCTTGGATTTAATTGCACAAAAAGCGATACCACTCAACTTCCGGAGTTGAACGATATCGCTTTTTATATTGTGCTTAATTGCCTAATTACAATTCATCCCCGGCAA